CCTGCGGGCCCAGGGCTGCCGGTGACCGACACACCGTTGACACCGTCACTGCCATCCCGGCCACTGGTGCCGGTGCGTCCCGGTGAACCGCTCGGACCAGGCGGCCCGCTCGGACCGGCCGGACCGGGCGGACCCGAGGGGCCGATGTCACCACGGCTGCCCGGCTCACCGGCCACCGGAGTGGCACCGAGCCCCTGGACCTGGCGGGCCAGTGCATCACGCGCCGTGTTGGCGGTGACCAGCTCATGCTGCAGGTCCCGGATGGAGAAGAAGATCCCGGCCAGGACGAGGCCGAGCAGTACCGCCCCGATGGCGGCGAACAGGTCGCCGCTGCGCCAGCGTGTCCGCTCAGCCCGCAGTTCGCTCCGCGTCACGAGGAGCCTCCCTGGATCAACAGGATGATGACGGGGAGAAGGACGCCGATCAGCGGCACGATGACGGCACCGATCAGCCAGCGCCGGGTCGCCACGATCCGTTCAGCGTCCTTCTCCCGCAGCGTCTCCAGCGTGGTGACGCGGGCCATCAGAGCCTCTTGCCGAAGGTTATAGATCTCCATGTCGACTTTGCGGTCCAGCCTGACGCTGAAATCGCCGATGTCCTCTTTGAGATAGGTGAACTGCTGCTCCATGCGCCTCTGAAGCTCACCCAGAGTCGGCTCATCAGGCATGCCGCCCTCCGATCAGACGCCTCTGGCAGTGGACGCGGAGTTGCGGCTGCCCACGTACCGGGCCAGCAGCCCCTTCACGAGAGTGCCGACAGCGGCAAGCCCCGCCGTACCGGCCGCCTGCCACGTCGTCACATCCAGCCAGCCCGTCGGGGTCGTCAGTGCAAAAGCACCGACCGCGACGAGGAACGTCCACACGACGCGCTCGGCCAGATCCTTGGCATAGGTCGCGGCCGTCTTGACGATCACGTTCGCCTCTTCCGGAACCATGATTCACCCCCTTCCTTCACTTGCCCGCAGCATCGAGACGAGCCGACAGCGCCTCGACCACGCCGAGAAGCTGGCTGACGCTCTTCTCCAGGCTGCGCACCCGGGCGTTGGTGTCCTTGAGGTAGGACTGGGCCTGCCACGTCTTGTTCGTGGCAATGTCAGGGGCATCCGCGGGGGCCGCGACCTTGTCGGTGCTCCACACGGCGTTGTAGATGTCATCCTTGGTCAGCCCGGCCATGGAGCCCTCCTTCGTGCCGCTGCTGCTGGTGCTCTGGGCGGCCGTGAGAATGGCCTTCATGGGGAAGGCGCCCGGGTCGCCGTGCATGTTGCCGGACGGCACGTGCTGGTGCCCGCAGTGGCCCTTGAAGGCCAGCCACGCCGCGTTGCTCATCCGCACCCCGTTGCCGGTGCCGTACGAGCCCGGGTACGCCTTGAACGTCACACCGCTGGTGAGCGGCACACCATGCGAGGCCTTCGCCCACCGGGCAAACGCGGCCAGGTCACGGACCGCCCAGTCGGGCAGCTCGGGCATGTACAGGTGCTGGATGCCCTGCTTCGTCCACTTCGCGTGGGTGGCGGGGTCACAGGTGCCGACGACCTCGACCTGACACACGTTCAGGGTGTTCGTGGCCACGGTGCCGGTGTGGACGAGCGCCCGTGAGGAAGTGTCGAAGTTGAAGTGCTGATACCAGATCAGCTTCTTCGCCTTGAAATCCGGCTTCGCGGTAAGGTTCGGCGCCTGCGAGCCCCCGCCATAGCCGGGAAGTGACGTTCCTTCAGTGGAATGCCAGACGATGACGTTGACTTCCATCGAGTCGCCACCGAAATCGTCCTGGTACCAGTACGCCGTCGAGGCGCCCGGATATATTTGCGGTCCACTCACCGAGGATCTCCTTGTCAGAGAATCGTGGATACCTTCTCGTACTTGGTGGTCACCGTCGTGGACACGCCCGGCATACTGCGGACCAGGCCGATGATGGCGCCGGTGAAGTCCGCCACCGCAGCGGCACCACCCTGCAGATTGATGCCGGTGATGATGACTTCGGCGACCGGGTCGCCCGAGGTCGGGCCGTCGTAGCCGACGATCTGGAGGTAATCCAGCGTGGTGGCCATGAAACTCCTTACGCGACACGGAGCATGGTGAGCCACGAATCCGTGTAGACAGTGGTGGTGGACGCATCAGAAACACGCTGCGCCCAGTCCAGGGAAAAAGTCCCGGCCGTGGACCCGACACGCAAGGTGCCTTTCAGGTCCATCGTCAGAATGACGCCGGTGACCGCACCGAATCCCCGCGCAGACGCGACATCGTTGGTCTCCATGCGCTGCAGATAACCGGTCGTCGATGCCGTGTCCACGGAGAAAGCGGGCGCCGCAACATCGGTGGCACCCACTACGCGGCCGATGCCGACACCGTGGCCCATCCACTCACCCAGCGCCCCCGTGGGGGTGGAGAAGTCGATGTTGATGTCACCTGCGGTGGGGCCGTCGTACTTCAGCCAGCCCCACCACACATACACGCCGTTGGCGACCACCTCGAACTGCAGATGCGGATCCGCCGCCGTCGTGGTCGTCGCCGCACGCCCGGTATCAGCGGTCTTGCGAGCAGTCTGCGGCTGCGCGGAAGACAGCAGAGATGCGGTGATGCGCTGCCCGGCGAGAAACGTCGGATAAGCCTCAGCCATGCTGCCTCCTCACAGCGACACAAAGGTCGGATAGGCCAAGCGCACGTCCTCGCCGAGAACCTGGGACTTGGAAACGCCATTGACGCTCCGGGTCACCGTGAAGGTCTGCGGGTTGACGATGCGAAGGTTCTGGTACCGAATCACCGGGTTGACGTTCGTGTTCGCCGAATCGGAGATCGACCGGGTTCCGAAAAACAGAACGCTGGAAATACTCGAATCCGTTGCGGTGACCTGCCACTCAGGCGTCTCCACCGCGTCCGTGGCGGGCCACGCCTTCGCCCGCAGCGTGCTCCCGGACACCTGGAAACGCACCCGGTAATACGTCCCGGCGACATACGGGTCCACAAGCGCCCACTGGGCGAGAAGCGTGTCCGTACCACTCAGGATGCGTCGCAGGCTCAGCACGGTGGTGCCCGACGTGTTGAACTCCAGACGCGCCTGGAAGAGATTGCTGCCGTCGATGTAGCGGCCCGTCAGAGCGCCGTACAGTGAACCGCCCGTCGCCGTCGCGCTCACCGTGATGTCGCCGTAGTAATCGAATTCGGTGAACGTCGTGTCGATGAACGACCTGCGGGACACGTTCGTCGTGGTCAGCGTGTGTGTGGCCACACCTGCCGACACCGCGAAATCCGACGCGCTGCCACCGACCACGCTCCACACCTGACCGGAGTCGGCGGTGCCCCACCCGGAAGACACCGAGCGGTTGAACGTGTCCGTCAGCCACGGGCTGATGGCCGACACCGTCATGACCTCGCCGCCGACACGGATGTCGAACGGGAACTCCGCGCTGTCCGTCACCCACAGCCCCGTGTTGGGAGCCGTCGGCCGCACGTCCAGCGATGTCTCCGACGCATCCACTGCGGTGATGAGCTCGGAACCGTCGGTGTCGATACGCGCCAGCGCGGTGTTGGAAACGGCCACCTGGTACGGGCTCGCCGGAGCACACACGAACGTCAGCCGGTGCTCGAAGTGTGTGATCGTCTCCTGGAAGCCCAGGAGGATCTGATCGACGTCACCCGGCGGCAGCCACGACGGCATGTTCTGGATGACGATCCGGTCACCCTGCCGCAGGCCCAGAACCGCCTGCTTGAGTGCCGGATTACTGACGAACGAACTGTGCGCCAGATTGACACTGATCTCCGGGTACCGCGGCTCGTCCACCGTCCCCAGATGCACACGCCACGCTGCCTGGTTGAGCGCCTCACCCGGATCATTCAGGTTCAGCGTGACCTCTTCGCCGTACACGCCCACACCCACCGGCGGCACCGCCGTCGACAGGGCACCCGACGTCTCCGCGTAGGTCTGCGAGACGTCATTGACCGTGACCGTGACCTGGTTCTGGATGTACCGGTCGTCCTCCACTGGAGTGGGAATCTCCGACAGGTTGAACCCCGTGTAATTCAGGGTCAGTTGGGCATCCTGGTTCGTCAGCGATGCACGCGTGCGGTAGCCCAGCCCCAGCGTCGGCATGCTCTCGTACAGCATGCCGGTGTCTGCGAGCTCGGCCTCCTGCATGACCGTCAGCGGGTTCTGACGGTCCTGCCCGCCCATGGCGACCGTGTCGTCAAGGTCACCGATGGACTCGAACGCGATGCCCTGCTCGTCGCACAGGCGCTGGATGCGCCGACCGGCCGTCTCGCCCGACGGCTGCAGCGAACGCCCGAGCTCAGTGCTGGGTGTGATGTCCGTCTGCAGCATGACGTGCCCGACCGCCGTGTCGGACGCACCCGGGCCGCCGCCGAGTGTTTCCGGGGCGATGCCGACCGACAGCACACGGGAGACGTTCGAGCCGACAGCGCTTGCTGCGCACGAGTCCTCGATGCTGTTCAGCAGATCCAGGGCGCGCAGAGTGATGGCCAGGTTTGCGCCGTTGTTGCTGACTTCCAGGGAGACGAGCAGCAGGCGTGCCCGCGCGTCCATCGTGAGGGACTGCGTGCCGCCGAGAGCCAGCTCTGCCTGGTCCCCATCGCGGGCGACCACCGTCAGCGTTCCCGGTCCCCCGTACGACCCCAGGCCTCCCGGCGGGTCATTGAAGTGCACATCCAGGTACACGATGGTGTCGAGATCCGAGAAGGTCAGCCGTGAGATGACACCGGTGTCCCGCATGCCGCCCTTGGGGATCGCCAGCAGATACCGCAGCTGGTACTCGGTGACACTCGTCATGTCGTACTTGGCCACGCCACCGGTCATCCCCGCGTTGGTGAACGTCGGCAGTGGGTCCGAAGCCCCGAACTGGGTGAACGTGGCCAGCTGAGGCGTCCCGTCGAACACCATGGCGGAGCCGTTCACCAGCGCGGAAGCGATGGTCGCCGATCCTTCAGGGTCCTCGCATGGCCAGTACGCCTTGAGCGTGTCCAGCGACAGTCCGGAGACGGCTTCCCGGATCACCGAATAGGCGGGCGCCGGGCCCTGCGACAGGCGCCGCAGAATGCCTGACGCCTCGATGTCCGTCCACACATCCGTACCGGTCGGGTCCCACGACTGCGGCCAGATGGAAACCTCGCCCTGGAAACGGTAGCTCTTGCCACCGAGCCCGTTCGGGACCGAGACACGGATCGCCTGGTTGCGCCCGAGGTGCCCGTAGTAAGGGCCTGTGGGATTCCGGGGGCTCCACCGGCCGTCCCGGTTGTTCAGCGTCAGCTGGCACGTGGCCTGCTCCGCCGTCGACCCTTCGTCCCTGCGGCCACGGGTGATCGAGATGTTCCCGCTGTCATCGCGCACCATGACGTACGCGGTGATGTCCACCCAGGAGCCGTTGATGTACAGCTCCACCTGAACGGGGTTGCCGTTGGTGGCCTCCCCGGAAGCGGACAGGGGCCCGGCGATGCCGCTCATGCGGCGAGTCCAGGCCATGGTCCGCGCAGCTACGCTCCCCGGCATGCGTCAAGCTCCTTAAGCGGACATCAGCGGATCATTCGTCCCAAACAACCCAGCACCGCATATCCACCGCAGTGGTCGGAGTCGTGGCACGCACCCGCAGAAACTTCGACACCGCGATGATCGGCCGCTCGTCCGGCATCCACTGATAGACGTACGTGTACGGCGACTCCGACGTCGTGGCACTGAGCGAAATCGCATCGAAGACCCGGGCAGCCGTCGTCGACCCCTCAGCCGTCGCCGTGTAACCGGTATTGCTGGCACCCAGCGTCATCAACGACGCCGGTGCATTGGGATCCAGGGGCTGCACACCGGCCGCCACATGAGCAGTGACAGTGGCAGCCACATCCGTCTGCAGCAGCTCGACCACACCATCCGCACCGGTGGTGTCATCGATCGAGAAACCCCAGGCGATCAGCTGGATCTGCCGGGTCGACGGCGTGGAGATCTGCAGCATCGTCTTGATGGCCGTACCCGTCGTCACCGACTGCTGCGCAGCCGTGGTCGGCATAGGCCCATTCCACGTGCGGTACCTGTGAATGACGATCACCTCTTGGGTCTGCTGCCGAGTGGCAGAAACGAAAAGAGGGCCGCCGAAGCGACCCTCTTTCATTGACTCGATTTACTTGCCGAAGACCCTCTGGACGTTGCCGCCGCGCGTCCGCACGATGCGCCGGTTGGTGTCCAGGATGACCTCGTCCAAAAGCCTGCCGCCCAGGTAGATCGGGAGCGTGTAGACACCCCCGCCGCCCACACCGCCGCTCGAACCGGAAGAGGCAGAGGTGGTGAGCATCGACGACCAGGCAGCATCGACACTGCTGTTCTTCTTCATGCCGACGGCAAAGCCTTCAGCAGTGAAGTCGCCGACCTTCTCCATGACCTTCGACGGACTCTTGATGCCCAGAGCACGCTTCAGGGCCTTCTCCATGGACTTGGCGATCTTCAGCATGGCGGCCTCGATCCTGTCCTGCTGCTTCTGCAGGCCCTTGACCAGACCGTCGGCCGCCTTGATCCCCGCCGCATACATCGCATCCGACGCCGTCTTACCGGCCGTGCCCGCGGCAGCGGTGATCCTCGCCTGCATCTGGTTCAGCGTCTGGATCTCACTGGAGGACCCGGCGAGGATCGCCCCCGCCGTCTCCAGACCGCCACCGGAGATCCCGGCCTCGGCGATCTGCCCGATGATGTCCTTGGAGACACCCCGCGCCTTGAGCTGCCCCAGCGCACCGGCGAACGCCGTGGACTTGTCGACGCCGGTGCGCATCTGCGCCATGACGTCCCGCATCGTGACGTTGTTGTCACCGCTGGCGACCTGGGTAACGGCCGTCGCGGACAGAACCCCGCCGGTCACCGACTCCTTGAGCTGGCTCGCCGACTGCTTGAGATCGTCAAGCTTCGTCTTCGCCTTCTCCAGGGACTTGTTGACCTTGTCCAGGTTCTTCTGCTGGCGGATCAGTGCCCGGCCCGACGAGTTCAGCGAGTTGACCAGGCGCTTCTCGGTCTTGCCGCTGAACGCCTTACGGATGTCGGACAGCGTCTTGTTCAGGTTCGTGACCAGCGACCCGACATCGCCCGGCACCGCCAGGGACCGCTCGAACGGTGTGCGCTGGTACCCGGCGTACCGGCCCAGCGCACTGATCCCGAACGACCCCTTGAGGCTGTTGCGAGCGTCCTTCGTGGCCTGCGACATACCGCCCTTGGCGAACCACTGAACAGCGCCGCCCATCACGCCGACGGCCTGTTCCGCAATTCGCCTGGAGCGAGTCCGCTTGGAAGGCCCCAGAGGGAGGTAAGCCTCCCCTCCAGTCTCTGGCTCCGCCCACATGCGAACAGGGCCGCCCGGCGCGATCTGCGCCTGGTGGTCCTCCACACCGCCGTTGGCGAAAGAGCGGAAGATATTGCCGTTCGCAGAGAACGGCATCATCTTCTTCGCATTACTGACAGCCTTCTGGACCAGGCTGACGCTGATCGTGCGGTGTGCCACAACTTGCGGAATCGCAGCAATCCGGCTCCAGAAACTGCCCGTAGTCGCACCGACGCTGGCAGACTTCCCCGGAATCCTGGCACGCTTGACCACGCCGAGGATGTTCCAGAATGAACCGGCCTCGGCGGTGATCTTCGCTTCCGCCTTCTTCTTGTCGAAAGCGGAAAGCTGCGCCTCCGCTTCCCGGACCTTCTGCTCTGC